CCATCGCCACTGTTGTCGCAGTGTTAGCAATAAAGGACACATCAGCCACCGTGGTCATCTTGAAGGTGTCACGGGGTGTGGAGGATTGCAAGTATGCATCAACAACATTCGTGTCTACGTTGACCGTTTGCTGCACACCATCTAGGTCAAAGACTTTGACACCATTCTTACCAGTACCATCAATCACCACGACATACTGCTCAGTAGCACTGCGGTTGATTGGTTGAATGAAGGGGGTGTTGGATGGGGCCGTCATCAACTCCTTGACATGGTTCGCTGGCGGTCTTTTGGTCAGCCCCTCGATAGGGTGAGGGACGGCATTGACAGAGTTTTCGCACTGACCAATAGGCCGACTGTTTGCCGGTTGTTGGCTCACGCCGCCCGTCAAGTTGGGGATCGGGTAAGCAACAAGCATTAGAAGCTGGCTCCTCGGATGGCGTTGCCACGGTTCACAATGATGGCCGTGTCATAGTTGTTGAAGATGTTGTGGTCAGCCGTATCACCCTCAAACTCACGAAGGACAGCCATAGCAGCCATCTCGTCACGCAGGGTGAAAGCATTGTGCTTCTGCGAGCCAACCATACGATCCTGAAAGATACGGGCAGAGCGGATCGTGATGTACCGACGAGCAGGCTCTGGCAAGTCTTCAAAATTCAACAGTGTGACCGTCGTGACCTTCACGCTCGACGTGAACGTATTGGTGTTGTTGGTCTTGTCAAACAACTTAGACCCACGCTGCACGATGTCACGATTGTCGTGAGATGTGAGGGCCCGTGGTTGGTCAGTAGTGGTATTCACTCGGTCATCCAAATCAACACGAACAATATCAGATCCGATAGAGATCGTGCCGTCAGATGAGGGAGAAAGTGTGACACCGTGTTGGGTGTTGAAGTGCCAGCCCGCAGTCTGAACGTCACGAGATACCTCATCAAGAATGTTCTTTGCGATGGCGGCATCAGCAGTTTGCTGCCCAGTCAGTGAGTTTACCGGGGGCTCACCAATGGTGGAAAGCATGGTGTTCACGGACTCTAGTTCAGTTGTTCGTGCGGGCATGGGGTTCTCCTATAGAAAAGCAACGAGCCCTCTTTCGAGGGCCCGCTGTGAAAATTAGATGTCGCGTTTATTACGCGGTGACGAGCTCGTAAAGGCACTCTTCTCGGAGAACGCCGTGACCCATCGCATACTTGGCAACCATCAGGGTGCCGAGACGGTCGAGTTGATACTCGGACTCCATAGCCAAATCGAGGAGCTTGACGGTGCCAAGACCTTCGGTTTGGAATGCCACACCAACAGTGTTGTATGCAGCAGCAGCTGAGTAACCAACACCGTCCGATCCTGTGGAATCGTGTGCGTCATACACATCGTTGTTGATGAGTGCATCCTTGAAGATTGAATCTGAAGCATCACTGCCGGATGGCAAGTGGTTGCTCTTCAGCACACGAACGCCTGCAACTTGCAGAATCTCACCACGAGCAACCGAACCGTTACCTTCGTTACCGAAGTCGCGGTTGATAGCACGAAGAACGGCATCAGAGCTGTCGTTAACCAACTTGTAGTAGTTGGCAGGGTTCACGATGATGTAACGACCGTCACTTGGAACGCTCTTTTCATCCATCTTTTGAGCCACTGAGAAGATACCGTCAATGAGTTCAGTGCCACTGACACCATCATTTGAAATGTCAATATCAATTGACTCACCTTTAAATTTGGCATCAGTACCACCGAAGCGGTCCTTATCAGCACGAGCACCAGCGATTGCAGTACGGATCAAGGCCCGGTCTGCGTGGTAAGCAAGCTCACGACCAATTTGGGTCGAGTAAGCGGAACGCACATCGTAGTGGTTCTTGGCTTCGTCGATGTCACCAATGAAGGCCGAGGATACGAGCATACCGTCGATGGAGATCAAACGCTCAGAATGAGACATATTGGTGAGGTACTTGCTTGAGTTCAAGATACCATCACCAGTGCTGCCACCAGAGGCGTCTGCATCAAGACCAGAAGCCATGATGGACTCACCAGGGGTGTGATACTTAGCGGTAGCAACGCCAGTCACGGGGAACTGAGCGGACTTACCGGATGAGATCGTGCGTTGACGAACGAGAGGGAGAAGAGCGTTGTTCTCTTCAAACACTTGAAGGACTTCACCTGAGAAGACCTTGAGGAACAGAGCATCTTTGTCTGATCCGAGGTTATTAGCACCCAGTCGAGAAATCCCGATTGGGTTCATTACTTGGTTTTCACCAGCCATAGTTGGATTCCTTTCTTAAAAAGAAGTTGGTTGACTGAGCTGATTGGTTTAGGTTCCCAGAGGTTGTCCCGCCGCAGCAGGGCCAAAGTTCATTCTGTAACTTCTTCAGCACCATTCATAGATCCCGCATACCACCCTTCAGGGAGGTCTACAGGCTTGTTGGACAGTTCCCACGCGGAACCATTCCAGAAATAAACAAGACCCCGAACATCGGGGCCAAGTCTCACGAGGCCATCACTGGCCTCCACGAATACGACGTTTGAACTCTTGCACCCTAGCACGCCAACGCCCACGGACATCAGCAGGAGGGGTAGAGTCCACCGCCTCATTCTTACTTTGAAGTACGTCTTTAACCCATACTTGTAGAAGGGCCACCACGATAGAGGCCAAGGCATTCCACATTACTCGCCGTAGGATTTAAGAGCGAGACGGGCACCTGTGTAGCCCATCGAGATAAGAGCAGTTTGGAGGAGTGCCACAGCTTGCACCCAAGGGCCTTCGCTGGGAAGAGCACCTGATGCAATAGTTGCACCCAAAGCACCGGCCACGACGGCCAGCCAGAATTCAGTAGTTTTGTAACCTGGTTTTTCCATAGTTCACCTCACATGACGTTGGATTGTTGAAGTTTACGGTAGACCTCTTCACGATAAGCAGGGTCATTTCTGTAGCGGGGATCGGACATGGCGGCGGTAACTTGTGCCCGAGATTGGAATGCACCAGTGGCTGTGTACGATCCGGTATCTCCTTGGAGCATAGGCTGATTGCTTCCTTGATTAAACCTAGCCCACAGTCCTTGAACTGCCATATTCATCTGCTGGTCATTCCCCATCACCATCTCGTTAAACGCATCAATCTCCTGCTCAGGCAGGTTGGCTTGAGCCCACGCAAGCATGGTGTTGTAATTACCTTCACCGCCAACGGCGTTATATACGCCCTGTACTTGGCCTTCGGACACTGCCTTCTGGCCTTCGATGTACGCATCAATGTACGCTCGTGGGATTCCCCACTCCTCAATCTTTTGTCTTGAAATCTCTGAAATGTCACCTGTCTCGTTGAACTCTTCAGTGAAGGGTGCAAAGTCAGTGTCAGAAAGCTGCTCCAAGTCACCAGTGTTTGCTGGTTGCTCAGTCTCCTCACCCTGTCTTATCTTTGTGAATTCCGATTCAAGTTGCTTATACGCGAACGCCATCGCTTCCGGAGACTCGAACTTCTGATCGAGCCACTCGGGTCGTTCTTCATAAGGTTGTTCAACTTCGCCCTGCGCCGCGGCTTCTTGCTCAAGACTCTCCACATTCTCCGGGGACATGGCCCCAGTCTCTTCACTTTTAAATTCTACTTTTTGGTAATCACTCATTATTCAGTGGCCTCTTCAGGTTGTTGTGCTTGTTCAATTTGTTGTTCTTGTTGAGATGCAGCAGCAACTTGTTGCATCATCATTTGTTGTTGCATGGCTTCCTGTTGTTGCATCGCCTGCATCTGAAGTTCTTCTTCTGTTCGGATCAGTCCATCAACATCAACTCCGAGTGACAAAGCACGACGCTTCAGATACTCAGAGAAGTTTACATACTGATTGAGGGCCTCGGGACCGAGGAGTTGTCCGATTCCTGAAAGAAATGTATCGAGTCGGTTGAGATCGTTACCTCGCCCGAGGGCCTCAATGCCTGTGATAATTGTCGGCTTTACCTTATCTTCAGGTACAGCAGGCAATTTATTCTCTTTCTTCATCACACGCATAACTGTTCGCACCAGAGGCAGACTGAGCTCACGGCTTAGGATGGAGTAGATACCTCCAAGTTGTCGTTCGATTGCTTGAGTTACTAGCCGGATCTCTTCTGCTGTAACTCGATCCGCATTACGAATGCTCCCCTCAACGAGGAGAAAGGCATACGACAATCTCTCTTCGATCTTGTTGATGGTATTGAGAGCAACAGAGAAATCCTGTGCTTTCTGACTCTGAAGAACGCTGACATCACCGGCTGACCCCTCTCTGATTGCTCCGTTGGGTGATTCCGCCAAAGTACGAGCCCTGGTGGTCCCGTTCGGATTAACAAGAAAGAGCAACTTTGACGCAGCAGCTGTGCCTTCCACAAGAGCACGAGTAAGCCCTTCAAGAGATTGAAGATCCCCGTAATATTGTTCGACATAGCCGCGTCCGTAATCTTCACCATCCACTCGGCCCATTCTTAAAGGTATGAATGGAGACTCTTCGGTGGGTATCTGCCGACGAGTAGATTCAATAATTTGCCCTTTGATTTCTTGATAGACCTCAATGGTCTTGTCATCAATAGTCACCATCCCTGTATACATATCAAGGTGGTCTTCATAAGAGTCAGATGAAGGCTCGCCAGCCATTCCGCGAAGCTCTGGTGGAAGCATGACGGGGGACACTGACTCCTTGACAATAACCATGCGAACACGGCCTAAGGGGCACCTCTTGACGATGTATCGGTCTAAGTGAACCACACGCATCATGCCGCCATCAGGGAAATAAAGTAGTGCGTTGCCAGTAACAATGAGGTGCCGAAGAGCATCGAACAATCCTGTCCGAATACCATTGACTTCAATCTCATCCATCACCGCCCGTTCAACTTTAGACAGTGACTTTTCTACCTCTGTCACCACTCGTGGATCTACAGCCTCCAGCTCCATTTTTGTTTCTTCATCGACCATAAGCCGGAAGAATGGAGCATTAGGGGGGAGGAGGCTGAGCAGAAGTGCTGAAGACAGATTGTTGACACCCCGAGCCCCAATGCTTTGGTATGGGGTGGGGTATCGAGTAGCCGAAGTTTTGCCCTCTTCAGGGAGAATTGTAGGGATAGTAATCCGGCTGGAGTCACGCCCACGTTCTAAGAACTGTGAGCGGTGCCCTTCGCACTTGCTGTAGATCGACTGGAGTGATTCCATTAGTAGGTCATTTCTTCTTCTGATGGGATTGTGAGCATTCGCTTACCTCGCTTACGAGGGTTCGCAGATCGCTTCATCACCACAGGGTTGTCTGCTTTGAGTTGGGTATTTTCAGCTCGCTCTGGAATCTTGAATTCTGGTGCCTGTTTCACCTTAATCGTAGGTGGAGGTGGGGGTGGAGGCACTGGAGCTGGAGGGGGTGGGGGTGCTGGGCCTCTTGATCCGCCAATACACATAATCATTACTCCTTGAGGATGTTATCATCCATCTCTTCTTTGTGATTTAGAAGCCATCGTATAACACTACGCTGACCTACTTTCATCCAAACCTCCCGATCTGACCACTCGACATCCGGGCACCTCTCTGGAAAGTGGTAATCAAGCCAGCGAATCAAGCCCGGATCTATGTGTGATGGTCGGGGGACGGGGTTGTTTTTACTCCTCATAGTCACCCTTCTTCCTATTTACATAGGCATACATAAGAATGCTGTAGTTTATGAGGTCTAAAATCGTATCCCTGAAGGATTCATCCTTGACGGCGTAAGTCTTGTTATCAAGGTGGGTTATGAGCCTTGACACCTTGTCCGTCATGCGAACCATGAACCCCCGCTCAGTGTCTGTGATTCCCAGTTTCTCCACCCTTGTGAAGTTCAAAAAGGGGTCTTGTGCATCCTTCCCGCCGCTGTAATCGTGATTTTTGACCTTCATCAAAGACTGTGCTTCATTACACAGCATTTGGTGAAGTCTTAGCAGTTGTTCTCTTGTCATGGCTTTGGCCTCCATAATTTGACAGTTTGTTTTTTTCGGTCATAGTCGCTCCTCCGCAGAATGTAGGCGACACGGGCCTGCACCAAGGCATCCTCCTCAGTGAGTCCAGCCTTATCATATGCGTTCTTCACCGACACCCAGCAGGGGTCAGGGTCGAGCACCTTCTTTGCTCCTACAGGCCCAACACCGGGACAGCCTGAATAGCCATCCACCGCATCACCAGTCAGGACTTGCATCAGGAAGTTGTAGTAAGCATCGAACTTGTTTACCTCAAACACGCCATCCTCTGGGTGTCCGGGGTTGTAGTGAAGACCTGGGATCTGCTTGAGATCCTTATCTGTGGACACCAACACTTTTTCAAACTTGGTTTGATACATGCCTGTCATTAGCATCCCGCAGACATCATCAGCTTCAATGTTTTCAAACTCGTAGGTGGGGTAGGCTTCACGGATGTAATTCTTCACCGCATGGAACGCGACCGGCCTGCGGGTCTTCTTACGATTGCTCTTGTAGGTAGGCAGAACATCCTTGCGAAAGTTCTTAGGACCACTCAGAGCCATAACTACAGAGCGAGCGTTGAGTTTTTCCTTGAGGGTTGCCACATCATTGTCGAACCGCTGCTTCGCCTCACGAGCATCACAGTGAAGAGTCCAAAAATCATCTCCCCAGTCATAGGGTTGCTCGCAGCCCATGCAGGCTTCCCAGAGAAGTATGTCGGCATCAATCACTAGGGCGGTCTGAGTCATCACTAATCCCCTGCATTATTGCTGTTTTACCAAGTTCGGCCAGCCCCAACACCGAGTGGAACTGGCCGTCAAAAGATACTGTTATGTCTTCCATGTCTAATGTTTTTGTGGCTGCACCAAGAAATACCATTGTGTCAAATCTCCTACGAAGTTCTCTGATTAGAGACTCTGTAGGTACTAGGTCTATGGGTTCCATCAATATCTCCTTTCTCTACTTTGTTTGAGTCGTTTCTGCATAGCGGTGTGCATCGCTGATTTTGATGGATACCTGCTCATACGAGCCACAAGCTCTGCCTGCCTTTTCTTGTATCGGAGGTAAGGCAGTAGAGCCTTGAGAATACCAACAGCAGTTGGCCCATGCACCCGCCACCTGAACACCTTCGAGTGTTTGCGATCCTGTGTGGACACAGAGCCGCCAAACAAAACTGATGGCCCGGTAACCAACGATGGCGATACTGAATCAATCTGAATACTTGGCGTACTCAAATATCCAATCCATCCTTCACCATCCACCAAGCCAGCAAGGTATGCCAGGTCAGTGGGTGTCGGCCCAGTTCCGTCCGATTTTGTACTCTCCAGTGATTTTGCATCTGAAGTCGTAGTGTTCACCACTCTCACGCATGGCGTGTACCGCAAGTTGTCCGACATAATCTGCCTCGCCTTCCTTAGCTTGTAGTTGCACCTC